CTCGATTAAAGAATGTTGAGTATGAAATCTCTCCCAATGGTGGTGGTTCCATGAAAGATTCTTTGAAAATCATCACAGCCGAAATAGAAGCGATGTTTTGGCTGAACCCTAAACCATCTTTTCGCACTACTTCCAGAGCAATAAATATTCAAGTTAATGAGACATATTGCCATTTGTGTGCAACTTCATCAGAAGAATTACTTCGTTTGAATTGGAAAAATTTCATAGAAGACGAAATTCAATTGGATGATTACATGCGTAGATGGGAAGAATCTACTGATGCATCTTCACAATTTTCAGGTAAATTAAAATTTAAAAATTCCCGTGGAGAATACATGGGAGAATGGTTGGTAAAAGTTCGTCCTCTAGGTCCAATTGAGGGTGGTAAAGATTACCTCTGGCACGGAACAATTTATCCGTTTGATCAGAAATCAAAAGAATGTGCTGTGAATTTTAATATTCCTTTGAATTAAACTGGTGGTGCTTCTTCTGCTGGTGGTGCTTCTTCTGCTGCTGGAGGTGCTTCGCCACCGCCCATATCAGCTTCTCCACCACCAATAGCGGCTCCTCCTCCTCCGAAGTCTGGAGGCATACCACCTCCACCACCGCCACCTAAGTCGCCCATGTCACCACCTTCTCCCCCAGCAGCACCTTCAGCTTGTTGCGCTGCAAGTTCTTTCCAGTTAGGTCCGTTGGCTTTAATTTGTTCAATTTCGTATAGGAACTCTGCTTCGTTTCTCAAGAAGTGGCGATTAGCAAGAATGTCTGAATCTTTCCAATCCAAATATTTTTTCATGGCAAAGGTTTTGGAGACAAATTCGCTGTTTGTAATACTAGTAAAGGTGTTAATTTTTAATTCAAGCTTTTGACTCTCTCTCATGTCATAGAAATTCGTCGGAACATTAAATTCCACTTGAATATTATCTTCGAAAAGATCGTATTCTTCGAACATTTCTTTAAATTTGAGATGAGTGACAAATGCTCTTTTGATACCTTGAGCAAATCTTTGTTGTTGACGAATGATCATCTTCGCAAATTTAAGCTCTTCACGAAGCATTTCTGTTCCGTCATTATAACCCGTTTCATTATTCAAACGAGAAGTAGGAGTCTTCAGAGAACGATAAAGTTTCTTGATGAACCAATCCAAAGGCTCCATATTACCATCCGATTGTTGACCACCAAATGTTTCAACAGTTGTTGCTTCTTGTCCTTGTCTTTTAGCAAACCAGAAAGAATCCAAAGTAGATTGTGGTGCATATTTTTTAACGACATCACTTTGATCCAAATCGAAAGTCTTAGTAGACCAATATTGAGATTGTAATTTTCTCAGATATGCTTCAGCTTGAGGAACTGGTAATCTACCAACATCAACATTGAAAAGGAAACGAAGAGGTGCATGAACCATTCTATGGATAACCACAGAATCTTCGATCATTGAAAGCTGTCTATAAGCTCTACGGCAATTCTCAATGAAAGGAATAATAAAATCTTTTGTTTCATTATATTGTCCACTATTTACATAAAGAACTTGGTTCTTTTCAAATGGAATATATTCATACCGTTCAACTTTTTTATTATCGATGCTAGAAAAAATAGGCTTCTTGTAAATAAATGCTTTGACTAACATCGTCTGGATGTTGTCATAAACAGGATCGAATTGATCAGCAGGAAGATTTTTAATGGCAACGACACCTTGTTTGATGTAATCATCTTTTAGAATAAGTTCAAAAAAGAGTTCACCTTCAACGAGAAATTGTCGGAAATAATGCCATCCATTATCATCCAAATCCAACATGGAACAGAATTTAGAAAATTCTTTTTGTATTTCCTCTTTTTTCTCTGATTCCAAATCAGCATTACGGAAATTAAGAGTTACGATCTCTCCATCTTCATCGACATTAATGGTTTCGTCACAAATTTCATCCAAAGCATCTGCCACTTCAGAGTAAGCAGCCATCATACGGTAATCTCTAAGACGACCTGGTTTTTCCTCTGATGCTTGGGAATACATCAAATCCGTAAAGGATTTGTCTTGGTAAATAGCAGAAAACGCTGTGTTATTCCAGTCGTTATTAAGAGCTACAGAGTTCTTAGCAATCGCTTCAGGTCTGCGTAACCCGATTTTTTGGAAATATTTATATTTTGTATTCTTTGCTTCATCAGGAGTTTGCTGGATAAAATTCCCACGATTCTTCAAATAGGATTGCATATTCCTATCGAAAGTGGAACCCTTACCGTCATTACTAACGTAGGATTTATTTGAAGATTGTGTAGAAGAACTATCGGAACCCGCCATACTTATTATTTAGAGATAATCTTCAATAATTCAATAAGAACTTATCCATCCAGCGTCATTTGCTGTCAAGAAAACCATATTTCCTGATAAATTACTAAAATAATTGGAACTTAGCGACACTGTGACAATATTATCATTCACGGTGGTAATCACGTTATCTGGTAACTTATAGGCAGAAATGGTGGGGAACTTGGCAGTATCAATCTCAGTGTAAACCAATTGAGGAATATTATATGCACCAGACAAATACCAAGTGTTATTGTAACCGAATCGCTTCCCATAGAATTGGAAATTTCTTTCATTCAACTCAGTTACAATCAAAGAATCTCCTTGATGGATACCATTGATGAAATAATTGGTGAATTCTGGATACGCACTAATCGATACGCTTTCTGTTTGAACACCTTCTGCACTGATAGCATCGAAGAGATTGTAATCACAAAATCTATTACTGACAGCTAGAGCATGGAAATCTGCATTAACCACATAGATCGGTGCTTGAGTTTGGTTATAATCTTTGAACAACCAACCTTTGACTGTGAATGATGTGGATGCAGAAATTCTCCATTTTGTATCAGGTGACAGATCTTTGGGGTTTTCATAGGAGATATCACCTGACCATTGGATTTCTGAACGAATCTCATCGATAAATGGTAAATCAAATTTTTCAGGAAATTGCCAAGAAACAATGATATATGGATTACAATTTACCACGAAATTCTGGATAATCTGATCCAGATCTTCTTTGAAATAACAGATGATATTTACATCTAGAGTGAGATTGACAGGAATTGGTGTTGGAATTTTCGCAAGTCTATTGGTAGAATCCAATTGTTTTCTATACAGAAATTGATCTTTATTTGAAATTCTGGAAGGATCGCGAGCCAAACTTGTTTGCTCAATCGTTACTACTGGCAATGTCAGTGTCTTGGCTCGATCAGTGAGATCATGTAGGACACGGTGTTTAGGTCCGTTTACATACCGAACTTCAATTTTCTCCTTCGATTGTCTGGTTTTCGCATCATAACGATACACAAAAGCATCGTCAAATGCTGCCACAAACATGTTGAGGAGATTGGAATTTTCAAAAAAATAACTGTAATCACGCATTACAGTATTACTTAATTAAAAACTCCCAAATCCAATCGCTCTCTCTTGTTTCTTTAAAGGTGAATCGAATTCTTCAACATTGAAGATATCACACAGAGCAATTTCATCATCAAAAGTATGGCTGATACCACAATGTTCTCCTAAACGATTAGCATCTTTTACTGAAAGTTTACCGAAATGATGGGAAATGTGAAGTCTTCCTTTTCTTAATAAAGCGGAATCGATTGCTTTGATATCAGCATTCATCGTGGCAACCACTTTAATTTTCAGTGAGTCCTTGAGAAAACCATCAGTCAAGTTCAGCAAATTCGTTGTCGCTGAATTTCTATCACCACAAAGAATTTGTTCTGCATCTTCTACGATCAAAGTGCATCCTTGATTCTGTAACATGAAAGAAACGAAGCTTGGTTCTGAGATAATACTAACCATTGAAGGTGGAACATAGATAACATCGTTCTCACATTTAGTGATCATGTTCTTGATGAAGTTTGTCTTACCACAACCAGGAGGTCCGTGAAATACCATGAGATTATTCGATTTATCTTCAAAGAATTTCATGATCTTATCATAAGGGAAATCATCTCCATAATACAAAGGATATTCCCCGTCTTTAATTTCAATATTATTGAAAGTGGTCTTTTGTTTATACAAACCTTGAGCATTCTGGGCGATCATGTAAAAGTTCTTCTCTGAATCAGGAATAAAAAGAACATTCATGTCGATTAACTCCTCTAGCAATTTTTCAATAGCATTTTTATTTTTAAGAAGAGGACAAAAAGATATGGAGACAACTCCGCTTTCCAAAGCAATAAATTCTATATCTTCCTCATCCTCTTTATTAATTTTGTTTTCAGGTAAACCGAAATTACAACGAATCATCAAATATAAAAATTCATTGAAATAATATCCAGCTTTAAAATCATTGATTTTGTATTGATGTGTGACATCAAATTTCCATTTTTTGAAAAGATCATGAATATCATCGAGTCTTCGAGCATCTATTAGATAATCATCGAGAATAATAGTATTCAGAGAAATATTTCCGAACTTCTGCTCAAATTCTTGGGGGTAATCGGAAGGATTCTTAAATTCACCAACTGAATTTACCCAATAGGTTTTCTCCAGTGCTTTTTTGATTGTTTCTTTTAATTTGCTCATATCAGTTAAATCTGTCTAGGAAGAACTTGGGAAGCTTCTTCTTGTTCCTATTAATAGCATCAAAAATGCTCCCGTCAAGTATATATGTTTCACACCAGTCATCATGGGCGCGAACACTACGACCACAAGCCTGAAGCAGAGTCTTGAGCATAGCATTACAATACCAATCCTTATCAATTTTCATCAATTTCTCCACGCGAACATCCTTTGTTGGTAGCCATGGTGCTTTGAGAATAATCTGGAAGCGAGATAAATCACCTTTTAAATCCACACCATACGTCATCGATGGTGACACCAAAATAGTCGGCTCACTAGACGATTCATGGATTTCTAAAAGCTGTTCATTATTCACTCCTGCTTCTCTACAAAGCAAACGATCTGATTTTATATTTTCTCGAATGTAATCAGCCAAATATTGAGTGTGGGTATGGATAATACCCTTCTCATCTTTATGATGTTCCATAATACCTTTGATCTGTTTCACCAAAGTCGGAAGCATGGATTTCAAATTTTGGAAATTTAATTTCTGTTTTGCCATGATGTGAATCGGTGACTTCTCTGAATCAAAGTCCGTTCCAATATGGATATATTCATGATCTTTAATACCAAGAGATTTGCAATAAGCATCAGGATCAATAATTGTCGCAGAAAGAATTACCACTTTTTCAGCATAATCAAACAAATATTTTGAAAGAACATCAACTTTCAAGGGAATAAATCGAATAGCATTTTCCAATCGTTCAACGATGTAATCACTATCATAGAAAGTATCAATCAATAATTGTAATGAATTTTGAAGATTGGTAAGTTTGGTATATTCCTGTTTCTTTTTATTGAAAGTGATGATATCTTTTTTATTACTATTCTCGCCAAACCAATTTTTGTATTCATCCACAGAATTTGTCGCGCTCTCTGCAACCTTGCTAATCCATGCCAAAACCTTGGTTTTGTTATTATCATCATTGGGAAATGGTGTGACAAGTGTTTGAGTCTTCATGAGAAATGGGATATCCACTTCACATGTAAATTGACCAACTAACTGCTCTTCTAATTCCGAACCCTCATCGCATACAATGATTTGTCTTTTCTTGAGATGGTTTGGGAGAGAGAAAAACATACTGTAATTCAAAGCAGAAAACCTTGACGTTAGCATGTTATTACGAGAATTGTAATATGGGCAACGATTAGCTTTCCAACACTCATTCTTTTGATTTGCCACGTAAATACATGGCGCAATATCAACAGATAATGTATCATCCACATCACACTGGTAATTACTTTTACCTTTTAGGACTCCTGTATCATCGAAAGTATTCTGGTATTGGTCTTGAAGTGATTTAGTAATTGTCAAAGAATAACATCCAAATGGATCGATATCTTTCATCAATTCTGCACCATTCTCAGCGAATACGCTATAATTCTTCACGAGTCGTTCAAATTCAACGGGAACATCTTTGGATACGTTCCCAAGGGTTTTAGCTAAGTGTGTTTTACCTACCCCTGTGTCTGCATGAACGATTACGAATTTTTTACCATTCTCAAACGCCTTTTCAATAGCATTAAGAGCTTTTGCTTGTTTATCACGAGGATTGAATCCCTCTGGAAAGTTTAATATTAAGTTACGCATTTTCTAAGATTTCAATTTTAACATCAAAAGACATTTGATATGGAAATCCTACCACGTAATTTTAGGATGTCAAGACGTAAAGATAATTATCGAAAAATTTGGAAGCATCTGATTTGTTGATCGCTTTCATCTTCCAATAAACCTCTTCAGTTCTTGGACAGAATGCGCTCAGAGAATAATCAAAAATAAATCCATTTTCAATGTTTTTTATATCATAAGGATAGGAGATTTCCCATTCTTTAGTGTCTCCATCTTCCTCAATTTTAAATCTTACGAAATTTTGTTTCGTGTTAAACATTTGTATTTTACCCCCTTTGATTGTTCGGGAATTCAAAACAAATTTCACATCACGGAAAATTAATTTTTTTAAATGTTCTTCGATTCTATTCATGGGTAAGGGTCGAGATTGAGTTCGTTGTCCATGTATCGCAATTTCTCATTTGGACTCATGGGGAATATATTTTCATTGAAGAACTTCCAAAAGTTATCGTCTGCTGGGATTTTTTGGACGAGATAGCACATGTCCATCGAGACATTTCTATAGTCCTGCATGAATATATCCCATGTAACTACTAAATTATGTTTACGCTCATCGACTTTTTTAGGTTCAAAGGAACCTGAAAAGTTCAAAGTTGTTTTACCATTATAGGAATTAAGAATCTCCATGCTGTTCGTACACAACATCTGGCGAATATAAGGTCGTCCTGGTGAGCGTTCAGGTCGTCTACGAACAATTAATAAATCACAAATGTTATTTTTCAATAACGTTTGTAATTCATTTCTCCTTAATTTTTTCAGCATTTATATCACAAACGCCAAACATGCGCTGCTCGTTCAAGAACAAAGCGTTCTTCACTTTACCATGACCTGTTACTTCCAAATTGGTGATTGGAATACCCATATTATTTGGGAACACTACAATATCACCGACTTCAGTGTATCGCACGTTTGGTCCTTTGAGGATGACTTTACCTTTCCTCCAAGCATTATGAACTTGAGCAACAGGAATCGCAATTCCTCCACGTAGAATATAGTCACCTGTTTCTTCTCCTGTGACCAAATCACAATATTCAAGAAGCATTACATCATCAAAAAGTTTGGATAGACTATAATCATCCAAACCAAAATCACTTGGTAGTGCTTTATCACTGAGATCAATGTGGGATTTTTGAGGGGCTAAAACATCAATAGATACGTTCGACATGAATATATTTATTGGTATTATTTATTTGTCAATCGATATTTGACAATTTCCACCGTGCTTAACCTTAAACGGTGTGTTAATAAGTTTGTAGTGTTGCACTAAATCGTGGATCATATTCAATTTATCATAATCTGGTTCTATCCAGTAGTGACCACCTTCTAATTTCATATCTACTAATTGTTGATATGCTATTTTATCTATGGTATCATGAGGGATACATGATAAATGATAATTGACACCACCATAATGGTAAACAAAATCAATATTGTTATTATCATTTTCCTCTAATAAAGTATTCCGATCATTCAAATCATTACAAATTTTAATATCTTCTGCGGGTGTAGACGTAACATCTTCTGGAATTTTATATCCACCGACATTATACCATTCTTCTTTTTTGAAAGAAATTGAATTAGGTGATGAATTGCCTATCAAAAATTCATCCCCATATATAAGATAACATGGAATATTTCTATAAGCTTTATTCTCATCATATTTTGAAATGTGATTACTAATTCGGTTTGGTAGGAAAACATCATCGTCGTCCAATGGAAATATTAAATCGTAATTTCCAACGGAAATACCGATATTTCTTTTCTCTGGAACTGTCATTTTCCTGTTACAATTTATAACAGTCACGTTTGAATAATCACAATGCAGTGTCACATTTTTATCATCATTGATGATAACTAAGTGTTTATCATCCCAATCCTGTGATAAGAAAGATGCTAACATCCTTCCCAAATAAGGAATTCTACCATATGTAGGGCATACAACAAGACTTTTCATTTTTCTCTTTTTTTAGATATATATTTGATATTTTTTCTTTTCAATTTGGGGATTACATTTTCAAAGAATCGAAATGCTTCTTCATCCGTATCAAATATCTGTGAGTATCTATTTACTGTTTCATTAGAATAATTCAACAAATCTTTATCATAAAAACTCAAGTAACGAGTGACCATGTATGGAGAAAATTCTTCCAACAATTCATTTGTCATCTCCCCTTTCTTATCAAAAAGAATATGATTTATTGCGTTAAACATAAGCGATTATTGATGATGTTTAGATATTCCTCACTGATCTCACTACCAATGTAATTTCTATTATTTTTTATAGCCATTTTAGCAGTAGTTCCACTTCCCATGAACGGATCATATACCAAATCACCTTCATTTGACCAACTTAAAATATGATCTTCTGCCAATTTTTCAGGAAAGATTGCGGGATGTTTGTATGCAATTTTATCATCAGACCCATAACCACCTCCTTGCGTATACTTCCAGATATTACGTCGAATACCGAATTCAGGAGCGATTTTACTTTCATATTTCTCACCCATAGTCCCGTCTGCTTTTCGACGTTGGCGAGTTTTACCCCAACGCTCTCTCCATTTATTTGGTCTATCGCAAATAGGATTGAATGTTTTGACTTTATCTTTGGATAAAACAAACATATATTCAAATGCAGGGTAATATCTATTTTTCACTGGTGAGACACCACTCTTCTCATAAATGATGACATCATGTAATTTGAAGCCAATTTCTTTGAAGTAAAGAGCTTGTCGGAAACTCGTTCCAGATTTATCACCATCTTTAGTCTGATCACCGACTACCCAAACAACAACTCCACCTTTCTTAGTGACTTTGAAAAGCCCCTTGGCTACATTTTCAAAGTCGAAAGAATAACCATTATAAGTTCTCAATCCATCATATGGAGGACTGGTAACAGTTAAATCAATGGATTCTTCTGGTATCCTATCCATAGTATCCAGACAATTTTCATTATATATTTTATTAATTTCAAACATCACATTTAATCATTTTATCGTAGTAAATATCAGTCGCTTCTCCATCATCTGCGAACCACTTGGAAGGGAAATAAGATGTCTTATCACCAATCAAAGCTGCCCACCAAGAAAAGGTAGAGTTGCTCCCCACTACGATATCACACTTTGACATGTATGCAAGTTCTTTAATATCAGAATCTGATTTCATTATAATAAATTCTTTGCCTTTAAATTCTTCTAAAACAATTTCGGGTGAATCTGTAAATACAAGAATTTTAGTATTCTTTACTATTTCAGGTGTGAAAATATCAAATAATTTATTAAAGTATTCGGTTCTACACACATAATGTATTGTTGCATGGTTCAAGTAATCACCTCGTCTTATATGAAATGCAATATTCAGATTGTTTCCCCATTTAGGAAGAACATCGACTTCTGGCAAGTTCAATAAAGAAATAAATTCATCTTTATATTCTTCGAAGTATTTCAAAGATTGGAAATATCCATTCAATGATACAGACCCTTCATGGAATGGTAACTCATCATAATTAAATCTTTTTTCTTGAATAGGAGTGACATTTTCACTATAATTACCATATTCAAAATTCTTGAAGATTGTATCCTTATACACCAAAGGATTAGTCCCTTGACCAGCAAACCAGTTATAAGGGTTGATGATCAATTTCTTACCATGTTTCTTGGCATAAGCATAGCCAGCAGCTATTTGAAATAACTGATTGCCCACACCACCAATAACATTTGCATAACAATTATTCACAAATAAATTTTCTTAAAATCTTCAACACTGATCAAATTCAACGCTTCCACTCTACGTCTCTCCAAAAATGAATAATCATATGGGTCTTCATTGGGAGAAACGGGAAGTAAAATTTGACTACCTCTACGAATAATAGCACATCCTTCGTCAGTATCAACCGTGTGGATGGTGAGTCCAATTTCCTCCATGCGAAGCTTCACAATAGCCTTCCAAACATCACCGTGCCATGCATCTGAAGCACGTTCTCTGCGCTGTGTGATTTCCGTGACGGGGTTGCAGTCATGAACGACAATAGTTCCATTTGGCGACAACCATTTCAGGGAATTTACGATATCACGATAAGCTTGTTCAAAAATGTGAAGTCCATCGACAAACACGATGTCATAGTAATGTTGGGACATCTTTTCAAAGAATTCATCGGATGTCATTTTGAATGTGGTATCGACATTGGGATCAACTCCCGTTTTCGTTTGTGCTTTAACACCTACCCAATTATATCCTGGTTGTGACGGTGTATTCACCCCAATTTCCAGATAATTTTCGTATCCATGCTTGTCAATAAGCGCATTAATAATTTCAGTTCTTGTCATATTTTAAGGTGGTAAATTTCTATGGAATCCAAATGGTTGAATTCCTTTGTTTTCATCTATCGTATGTTCGTGGGAAAATCTTGCAGCCACATCAATCGGCGCGAACACACAACCCTCTTCCTCATAAATGTGCCGATTGTGACAGACAATGAAACCGTCTTCATTATAGTATCCAAAATAAGATTTCCAAGGAAGGTTCAGCTTATTCGGTATAGAGATTAATTTTTTTGATCTCAGAGAAAAACCCCCGTTTCCAACTCTCACCAAATTTCCATGGGCATCCCGATACGAAAAGTCATCGGATGGTAAAGGAAAGGGTGCGCCAATGTAATCGTATTTTAAAAATTCATCTGACCACAATTCGGGATTCAATACATACCCATCATACTGGACAACCAATGCAAATTCGGTGTCGATGTGATGATCCAGATCATAGATCATGAATTTACTGTAATCATCAATGGAATTCAGGCGATCTATTTTTACTATTTCAATATCATCGCAAATAATATCAGCATCAGTTAAAAATTTCACGGATGCGAATTTCAATCCTTTGGTGCATTCTCTTAAAGAGTGTATGGTTTCCCCATGTTTTACGCTACTAACAGCTACAAGAGTAACATTGTCGAGATTTATCATTTTATGAGATGGCGATATTTATCAAGATTATCCAGAAGATATTTGGGGTATGAGTCGTCAATACCCACAGTTGTTAGGCTACTCCTGAAAAAAGGATCAACATTATTCTTTATATTATTTTCCAATTCATCCAATACTCTATCATAAAGCATATCTCTGGCGGAATAAGATAATAATTTATTCTTAACCATTTCCAATCCACCCATAAAACTAAAGTGCCACCCCCCATCTGCGACACGAATTGAAAGGCTATCGTCTCCACGTATTTCATTAAATGAATATTTTTTCATATTCTTATATGCCCCAATTCTAGAACCAAACCAATCCTTTTGTTTTAAAACGTTTATATAATAGTAGTATGTGTATTGATTTAAGGCATATAAACTATTATCCAAATCTAATTTTTTCAAATTATGTAAAATGTATGGATTGGGTATTTCATCCGCGTCAGAAAATATGATAATATCATCATCATCGCAATTTACCAATGCCCGTCTCACGCTTTCCTTTTGAAAGAAATCTCTACCATAATCTGGTTGGCTTTGTCTATTAAATCTATGGGTTATCGCCATATATTGTTGGATTTTTTGTAATTCTGGATCGTCTGTTGATTCTAAATTGACAAAATCTTTTGGATTGTCCAAAATTTTATAAGAAATTATTTTATCCGAGAACTTAGCGAAGCGTTCTTTATTCTCTTCATAATAGAATGGTTTAACCTCCCCTGAATGGGTAAGGTTTGATTCAGCAATTACAAAATAATCAACGTGATCATATAAAATATTTAAACGCAATTCGAGAATATCAAGTTCATTGTAAAAATTAAAACAATCGTAAATTTTCATATTCAGTTCCAGTATTTACTGTTATTTTTTTCATAATCAATCTTTTCTTTTAAACATTCATCATAATTCTTCATTTCACCCTGTCTATTTAGGTATGTCCAGTCTGGTATAAGGGAATCGCCACAAGACCAATATCCATTACTATTTTTATAATCAGCCCAATACATTGGGGCAATTACATTTCGACTTTCCCCCAACCAAGTGGGCCAAAAACTAAAGCTTGATGCTGAAATAATGAGATTTTTAGCACAATACATCAACAACCAATCCAACCATATTGGCCCACCTATATGGTGTGATGCTTGGTGACTATCAACGGCTTGAGATAAAACGGAACCGATAAATTCTGTATCTGGGCAAACCTTCATAGCGTAATTTATATCGTCGGTTATTATTTTAAATTCCATAGATGGGTTCTTTTCTTTTACAAAATTCATTGCTTTAACATAATAATCATCACCTAAAAATGCAGAACTTCCTAAAAAATCACCACCTCTTACGTGAATGAGACATGTATTATCTATGTCGAAATCGATAGTCAAATTTTTAGTTATATTCAACCAAGAATTTATCAAGTCTTTATGTTCCAATAGATAATAAATCGATTGCATATTACCGTCAATTTTAAAATTATCAGGAACATTCATCAACCTATCATCCATCTTCGATATATCAATGCCATTAATATATCTAGACATTTTCTCTTTATAATACCCCACAATACTATGTGGCAATACTGATGGTGGTCCACCTTCTGGACCATCTCCACCGATAATAGTATTGCCGAAATCCAAATTTAAAAATTCTCTACCTTTAAATTTGTGGGGATTCATGATACCGAAATCATAACCATTATTATATGCAATTATTCTAGTGGTAAAATAACACCACAACTGATTGCCCAAACCTTGACCATTATATAATTCAGTTATTAACATAATATCATATTTCCAATACCTTTTTAAGTGCTTCTGTTTTTTTCAGATTATATTCATTTGTGGAGAAATCCAAATAATTCGATCCCGATTTATAATGACATATGAAAAAATCAGACTTATCTATATGTCCTATGAATGCTATATGTTGTGGATGTGGGAATTCCGCTCCGCTTTTTTCAAAAATTTCCAAAATTTGTAATGTTTTATCTTTAACAAATTTGGAATAATCTTCATGCTCTTCTTCGTGAGGAAATGACTTATTTGGTGAATATTGTTCGCCGTTGGAATGACGAAAATATTCTAAATCATTTTGTTCGTTAAAAATCATATCATAATTTATATTACCATTCATTATAAAATGAATTTGTTTTTTGTTTCCATTTTGAATTAATTCATATATACTGTATTCGTGTAAATATGTGGTATCAAAATAATTTTCCTCTAAGAAATCATTCATAAACCCGCCAACATCTGTTTCAGTGCCATGAACACTCCCAAAATTCCAATCAAGTTCTTTGAGTAATGGATTTTTACCCAAATCCACACATATGAAAGCGTTCCAATAATATTTTATTGTATGGTTTGCTCTATATTGTGGTATGGCAACAACTTCTTTGTCCCCCATCAAATCATCAAAATTAATATCTTTGATAAAGAACATATCAGAATCGATAATACACACACGTTTCTCATCGGTGACATATTTTTTAAATGTCCATATTATGGGATACGAACATGCAACATTAGGATTGGGATATCCATGTGTCATTGAACCAAGTCTATTTGTCACATTGATGACATCAGAATCCCTCGTTATATCAACACATTTAACCCCCAATTCATTACATATATTATGTATTTCGTTATAATCCTCAACTGAATCTATAGAATTGTTAAAGACTATATATTCGTATTCAGATTTAACATGTTTTAGTATTGAGTCGTATTGGTAACGAATAAAATCTGGTCTTTTGTGTGCGTATGTATAGATATGTATCATAAATTTTTATTTCGTAATAGAACGTCTGTTCCAAAATCTTTTAGTATCTCCCAATCATCACCTATTACATCCAGAAGATTTGTCAATCCCATTTGTCCTATGTAATATTCTTTGTTTGAATATTCCGTGTATAAATATCTCGTATTTTTCAAAATTTCCACCCCACCCTTTATTAATTTATCTTCTGCTCCTTGAACATCTGCCCATATAAAATCGATATATGATATCTTATTGGAATTACAAAAATTATCCAGCGTGGTTATAGGAACTGTGGTCTTTTCATCAAAAACAATAAACGGCCACTCATTTAAATGTTCTTTTGGGTTATTAATACTACCCGAATATCTCAACGCATTATAATCACCAGATGATCTCGATCTATTAAATTCTATGTATCCAGAATGATCCCCGACAGCACCTTCAAACAATTTAATATTATCATTAAAATTCCTATTCTTGAAAATTTCAATATTTGTCGGCTCTGGTTCAAAACAATACATTTTAAAATCCGTTCCAGAGAAGACATTCACAAAATCTTCAGTATCTCCTCCATCCGCACAACCGATTTCGAATATTATCGGTGTTGAACAATTAATTAAATTTTTAATTTCAACTTTATTCATATTTTTCTTTACAATATTTTATCTCGTCTTCTAAATTTCCTGAATACCTGCTACTGATCTGATTCTCATGACAACGATTAGTAACCAAGCAGTCTTCAATCACCGTGGGTAATCCGTGGTGCTTATTCATTCGATAATAGTATTCCACGTCCATCAACATTGTCAAGTTCTCATCAAACAATTCAATATTTTCATTTCTAAATGCTAGAACGGATGGGGAACTAATTGTATTCACACCTTCCAACAATCTATCATTCCAAGACGGAACCATGAATCTATCAAAATTCACACCATCTCTCGTATGGTTACACCCACAAACAGCCCATTTATTATTTTCACATTGGAATGCTTTATCGAATTTCTCCAAACATCTACGATCAAACATTAAGTCATCTTGAAACATGATCTTGATGATTTCACCTTCCGCTCTTTGAAGAGCTTGATTTAAATTTGCTACACCATTACCATAGTCAGATAGATTCCGCACATATTTCACCCCCCCTTTATCTTGTTTATGAATCGTGAATACATAGTCAGAAATATCATCATTCTTACTATGATCAGAAATCACAATTTCCCAATCCTGAAATGTTTGGATTTGGATTGAATGGATCAGATCTTTCAAATACTGAAGACCAAATCCGTGCTGCTCCCAAACGGGAATACATATGGAAAATCTAGGTTTCACAGTGTCCAACTCCGAATATATTTTTCCAAATCTTCCCACTTAGTATTACCACATACGAAATCGGAGTGTTTCCGATTATTATCATAGTATTGGTGTTTTTCTCTCACTGTATTTTCATGAGGTAGATGCCACGCTATTGCCTCTTTATTATCAACTCTACACACACTAAATCCCGTTTTTTGAAATCTTGCCAAAATTTCATCATCTTCATACCCCCATCCTTTAAAATTTGGATTGTATCCATTACAATGAATGAATGCCTTTTTACAAAATATCACCATACCACCTTTACTTTGTGGATGTGCGACTAGAAAGTTTTCATCTTGATCATATGGAATTGGTTTCAATGTTTTAGATTTTTCCAATAGATCAACTAGTGATTGATCTATTGTGAACTTTTCAAACATTGGTTGTTTTAAATGGATAAACATCCCATTGTATGGGTAAACGATACCCACGGCTTCATATGGTGTGTGGAATTTTTCTATAGCTTCCAAAATAAATTTTGGATCAACGATTACGTCCGTATCTCCCGCAATCAGATAATCAACTTCCAGAATCTTAGACATCTCATTGAATGCCTTGGTTCTCCAATAAACATCATGATTTACCATAAAAAGACCTTTACAATCGTATTGCTTACAGAGTCTTTTGAAGTCCCCATCCAATTCCTTATCATCATTCAGAATGGCGATTTGGAGATTTTCAGAATTTTCACGATAGAATTTTACAACCATTTCTAGATTGCGAAATCGATCATCCACATCCCTACGGAAGTGGATCATCAAGCCAATATTATTAAGGTCTGATTTCATTTCAATGATTTATAGTATTTTTCAAAAATGTCAATACTTCCTGTTCTCTCGTATCTGGGACACCATCATTCCCAAACGGCAATACGCCAAATTTCTCTTTGAAATATTCCATGGAACTCCGAATATTATCACTCCATTTCTGCATGGATTCAGGTGTCTTGATGGATGAATTTTCCTCTGAACATGCTTGTTCTTCAATATAATCTAAAGAATTTGCCAGATCAGCCCACCACCAATAAGGAGTGGAATAACCCTTTAAAGCGAGTTCATAACTATGGGAAACATGATCAAAAGCATTACGAAATTTTTCATCGATTAGACCGATATCTTCCAGACACTTACTGGAATAATAACAAAATGCCCCAACGCAATGCTGATTAAATGCGAGAGAGAAATCCCCATAATCAACAACCAATCGAGGATATGGTTTACCACGAGAGATTCCATTTTTATTAGCTGGTCCATGATAACCAAACATCAAATGTTGAATACCACTTTTCTTAGAAGCGTCGATATATGCTTGGAAGATGCTTGGATTTTTAATAAACATATCATCTTCAATCAGAAAGATATGATCACATCCTGCATCAAGAAGATGCGCCAATGCGCTATTCTTAGCTTTGGCGACACCTAAATTTGCAGTTGGGGTGAACACTGCGATGTGTTCACCCTTCCAAGATCTTGCAATATCGACAGCGTAATTATCATCATAACTACGATTGGTTTTAGTATCCTCAACCACATATAAATGATCAATTTGATCACCACAATCCAGAAGAGAATTGAAAAGCTTCTCAAACATGGATTTTCTTCCACATGTGATAATACCAACTCCGATTTTTTCACTCATATTTTAAAATTCTTGATTTGATTCGTGAGATTCTTGAATTGATTATCTTTTTCCGTCCATTGACTCTGATCTTTTAGCATTTGCTCCATCATCTCCAGATTTTTAGGATCGAGGATACTGTCTTGTGTTTCAATTAATTCACCTTTTTGATCGATAAATTCTCCAACCCAAGCAATTCGATCATCAAGATTCGGAATATTTTCAATAGGAATAATTGCTGGCATGTCATCAGCGATGAAGAATGGTGTGTTTTCCAGATGATCAGAATATTGTTCATAAAGACCAGCAAAGATATCATCAATCTCTTGAATATAATTCAAATTAGTATCGCGTAATCCATCTGCTACAACTTTGATAGTGGGATCGTATTTAATCCAAAAAATAATATCTAGATTTTTCAGAGAACGTCGAACAATATCTACAGTAATTCCGAGAACATCCTCCGATATCAAATCTTTTTCAGTAGCATGGAGAGTATATGCCAAATTATCCAAAGGACAGCGATCATAGACGACATATTTCTCATCCTTATTGACTTCCAAAGTCTCTGTCATCCAATCCAAAATAAGCAATTGTGTTTCTGCTGTGGTATTGGAAGAATGTTTCAAATCTTTTTCTTTGATAATATCTCTGTATGTTTTCGACGGTGTTTTATACATTTGCCATTTCTGCAAAAAAGACTTAATTAACGTGCTTTTTCCGACATTACCGCTACCACTGAACGCAATTTTCATATTAATTAATTTACCACCATATTCTCATAAATCAAGTGGTTTTTGTTAAATAATAATACATATGTCAGTTAAAAAGACACCTCCTCGTAAGAGGAAAGAGCGGGATGTAACAGAAGAATTTACTGAACACATCAAAAAGGGGTTTGATTTATCAAATTTATATTTGAAAAATAATTATCCAATGACTGATAACCAACAGAAATTTTATTATATGTCGCAAAGTCCGAGGAATAATATGGTATTTGTCAACGGACCAGCAGGAAGCGCAAAAACACATTTGGCAGTATTTTCAGCCCTTGAGCTTTTGAAGAATGGACATGTTGATAAAATCATCTACATTCGTTCTGTGGTGGAAAGTTCTTCACGTTCAATTGGATTCCTTAAAGGTGATGAGAATGAAAAATTCTTACCTTATATTATGCCAATGTTGGATAAATTAAATGAAATTTTATCTAAAGCAGATATTACTCACTTGATGGAAAACGAATATATTAAAGCAATACCAGTAAATTTCGTAAGGGGTCTTACCTTTCATCGCTGTGCTGTGATAATCGATGAAGCTCAAAACATGACAAAGGGAGAGCTAACCACCATCCTCACACGATTTGGTAGACATTCTCGATACTTTGTATTGGGTGATGCTGCTCAAGCAGATATCAATGATTCGGGGTTCACTTTCGTGTATGATGCATTTGATACTGATTTCTCAGTAAAAAACGATATTCAATGTGTCAAATTTGACATAAGTGATATTGTGAGATCACAGATATTGAAACATATCACGCAGGTGTTGCGTGTGTAGTGAGCATTTATTTTAGCAATAAATACCAATCACTTTGTCCCCCAAGAAGTGCCATCAAACCATGAATGACCTTTTGGATTTTCCAAGGTTGGTTGTGGTTTTTGTGGTGTTTCTACTTTGATTGGTTGCTCAACAGCTTTCGGTGCTTCCTCTACACCGTCTACAATTTTAAAATTCTCATCCTCTTTTACTACGATTTCTACGTTCATAGTGATATTTATGAATAATTTGTGGATGTCAATACCTTATGGTCGAGTAGATGGTGGAGGCGTAGTAGATGGTGGAGGCGTAGTAGATGGTGGAGGCGTAGTAGTTGGTGGAGGCGTAGTATTACTAACAGCACCCGTTCTTCTTTGTGCTGGTTCTGTTAGGAATTTAAACGAATTGCTTTTTTTATCATGGAGGATTATAGCAATAGGAAAATTATATCTTTGAACAACTTTACTTTCACCTGTATTTGGATCAACGTCTTTTTTTCCAACTTTGACTCTCCACTGCGAATCACCATTTGGAAAACTTTTGAGCATTTTAACTTCTGAATCATCAGGCATAAGATTGTAACCATCTAAAAATTCGATAACCCTATCTTCCATTTTTCTACCAGCTTGTGAAATATTTTGTTTTGCGTCTCTGAATTTTTGAACAATAGAACCAACTTGAGAGCTAGTATTTGGAGCAACTACTTTAGCAATTTCTGCCCCGAATTGACCAACTTTTCGAAGCCCTCTACCAACTTTGGAATCCTTAAACCTGTCCCAAAGTCCCTCTTCCAATAATTCTCTCTGTGATAACTTATACATCGACTGATAATTTTTTGTCTGCTACATTGTTTAATGCCACATCGATCAGGGCATCCAATTCATTTTTGATAAAATCTTTTCCGATTAAAACCTTGTGGTCATTGGTAGATCGATTACTAATAGAAAAGGGGATACTTTTAAATTTTTTACCTCCTATAATACAATCGAAAAGACACACAGGTCTTTCAACAGTATTTCCTTCTCCGATATTAATTATGATTGTATCTTCTGTAGGTTTTTCTAATCTCATGGAATTGATGGTTGTAAATCTTACTATCTTCTCGCCTGTTTTTTTATCCTCTCCAAATTCAATATCTTCTCCATGTAAAACATTATAAGCACCGTTACCAGTATCCAATTTAGAGGAAATAGTCCCGACACCATCAATAATAATATCTTCGATTAGACCGAATATATTTTTTTCCACAAAGAATTGTTTGAAACTTGTCATTCATTTATCAAAATTATTAATAATCATCGGATTGCTCGAATCCAGTGTTTGCAAAATCAGCTTTAGCATCGAGACGATGCCAAACATCGGAAACATATGTCGAAGAAATAGTAATCGCAGAAACCATCCAATCTTCAAATTCACAATCGTTTCTCATTTCATACAAACGATCAGCATATTCAGCGAGTTTTTTCAACTCTGAAACGAGAACTTCATTGACTTCATGCTTTTCAACAGGACCGACAGGCTCAATTTCCATGACCATTCCTTGTTGATGGGGTTGATCAAAATCGTCATCATCCCCTTCGCTGTCAAATCCATCTTCGCCGAAATCGGGATCATCACGCATCATTCCGAAATCATCATTATCATCGAAATCATCGTCGCCATCGAAATCATCGTCGCCATCGAAATCATCGTCGCCTTCGAAATCATAATCCATCTCGTCATCAAATCTTTCATTGACAGTTTTACCACGGAAAGATTCCCAAATCACTTTATTTTCTTCGCCTTTGAATTTCATAATATTATTTAGCTAATTGAGTTTAAATTCTGTGCTTCTTCTTTTTCATTCTGGATTCCCATGATAATTGGTAGGATTTCTTCTTCATAAAATTCTTTACCAGTCTTTCCAGTCTGTTGTAACAATTCTTGAGCTTCATCATCATCCTGTAAAGCAACTTCAAGTTCCTTCAGATTTGATTTATCTGCTTCCGATACATTAGTTGTTGTTGCGTATAGCAATGCCATCACAACATGTTTAATGTAATTAATTTCTGCTATAGCAGTTAGAGGAATAGGATTAGCTTCTTCCGCTGGTGGTGCTTCAGGTGTTGGTTGCCCCTCTTGAGGTGGTGCTTGCTCCATACCAGCATTAGGGTCTTGTTCATCTTGTTCAAGAAGGCGACTATATTTTTCAATTAATTGTAATGTTTTTGATTTCATGTTAATAAGTTCTTCCAATTGTGGTTTGTTTTACTGCTTGCAATCCTTTTTTAATTCTCGCGGAACCTTTTCTGTAAGCATCAACAGCTTGCTGTGCAAGTTGTTGTCTTTCTTTCACTGCTGATTTTGCTTTTTGCGCGGAAGTGTTAAACAATTTACCTACAAGACCTATCAAACCACCAGAAGCTTTACCCGCCAATCCTTCGACTTCTTTATCGACTTCATATGTCCCTGTTCCTGCATTGATAGATTCATCCTCTTCAGCGTATTTTTTCTTCTTGAGACGTTTTTTCTTTTCATGAAGAAGCATTTTAGCTTTGAAAGCATCTTCCATTTTTTGCTCATTAGCTGGATCATATTGTTCCAGAATTTCTAAAAATTTGCTTTTTTTAGCTTTAGAAGAAATATCCATTTTACGCTTAGTAGCTGGATCGTGTTCTTCAATAAGTTTCAAAAATTTACTCATAGCATTATTTAATCAAAATAGTCATCTTATTAAGAACTTCTTGAAAATATTGCTCATTGAGAAAAGTCAGACCCTCTTTCTCCAAATATTTGGATATTTTTCGGAATGATGGTGTTTTTCTATTTTGAAATGCCATTTCTAATTCAGAGATCATTTCAGCATTCAAAATTTTCAAAAGATATTCCAATTTTTCAAAATCAAAATTCTTTTCAATGATATTGATTTTGAAAATTCTACGAACTTTTTTCAAAAGCTGATTACGGAATTTATCCTTCGTCAGTGTATTGGAAAAAAATACAAAATCTTGTTGCGTATATTTCAAAAATTCAGTAAATGTCTTAATGAACTCATGAGTATACAATTTCTGATTATTTCTTTTAGAAAAATCAAAAGTTGCAGTCAGCCCTAGATTTTCTAAAAGCATTGCAAAGTTTTCATTTGTTTCTTTGAAAACCTCATCAACATCGATGATTTTCTTATTTCGAAATAAAATTCTAGTCACAACCCAAGAGTAGCAGGATTGCGTTCGATGTCAATATAATTTTTGGGAATGACACCTAAGCGGACATTTAGAATACCATTGTAATATTTTTGATCCATCAATGCATTGCATTTAATTTGCCAGATTAACTCGCAATACGACATATGGAATTTTGATTGGCAGACTTCTATCACTTCTCTGGAAAAATGCTCAATGCCGTATTTCTCAATGTCAGCAAGCAATTCTTTGGACGATCCCCAATACTTTTCAACATCGTTGTCCACATAAGAAATCCTATTGCGTGTCTTACCTTTCAATGGTTTCTTTTTTACTTTCTTGAGTAGCTTTTTCTGCCCAATGTAGTATTTTTTCTTGGAATCTGGATGATTATTGCGAATGAGGTAAACAAATCCTACGACACCTTCCGTATCGGTTGGGAAATTTTTCCATGTGTTTTGGGGTTGACTTTCGGATTTTTGCATTTATATTTAATTATAATTGATTCTGATTTATTATATTTATTGTACATTAATCTTAATCAATAGATAATGATAAGAAGATTGATTTTAATTAATTTTTTTTCTTTTGTTTCTTTCTTTAGTTATCTTTAATCATAGTTAATATATAATCTATATCTAATAATAAGATAATTAATTATAATAATAAATTGACTATTGACAAATGAATATAGCGAGTATAATTAATGGGAGGGGGGTGGGAATAGATGTACAATATAATAAAGAAATTTAGTTAAATTTAATCGCCAGAAAATTGAAAAACATCCGTTTGACATCCCAAAAATCTGTGCTACTGTCCAAACATGAACGTGAATTACATCAAAAATATCGACGCAATGGCTGGATTGAAGGAATTACCCGACAAATCGATTCATTGCAGCCTGACATCACCTCCCTATTACAACCTTCGTCAATACACAGATGATGAAAATGAATTTGGATTGGCAGAGACACCTGAAGAGTTTGTCAATGGATTGTGTGATTACTACGATGAAGTCTATCGTGTTCTGCGAGATGATGGTGTTGTTTTTGTGAACTTAGGCGATACCCATCTTGGAAGTGGTAAAGGTGTTTGGAAAAATAAGGATGAGCTTCAAAAAGAATCGTTCAAATTTAATGAAAAACCCAAAGAGAAATTGGGAGGATGGAGAAAACCAAAACAATTGGCATTAATTCCTTTCCGTTTTGCCATCGAGATGCAGAATAGAGGATGGATTTTGAGAAATAATATCGTATGGCATAAAGGAAATGCCCTTCCACAGAGCGTCACAGATCGTTTCGTGGTTGATTTTGAATCGGTATTCATGTTCGTGAAAAGCAAATCGTATTATTTCAAACAACAAATTGAACCATTTGCCAATTCTTCTAATCCAATGGAAGTCTACACAGGAGAGGCTACAAAGGATTATGAGACTCAGAAGGCTCAGAACCCAAGTGATACGAAGAGAAGGATTCTGGATGCAATGCGTAAGCGAGGAGGACGTTCCATGAGAGCAGTCTGGAAAATTAATACCAAACCCAACAAGTCAGTCCACACAGCCACATTCCCCGAAGAATTGGTAGAACGCATGTTGAAGAGTGGATGCCCTGAAGGTGGTGTCGTATTGGACTTCTTTATGGGTTCAGGGACAACAGGAGCAGTTGCCAAACAATTAGGCATGAACTATATTGGATTTGATTTAAATTCCGAATATTGTGAAGTGGCGAGAAAGAGAATTAATTCTTTTTAATTTTCTTTCTGCGTTTTTTATTTTTTAATTTACCTCTCCTAGTGGTCGCTACAAGGAGACTTCTAGTGGCGATACCCATCCCATAAGGATTCCTAGCATCTCCTGGAGCAAACCAATCGGTGTTTTCAATACCAGCATGACCAGCAACATCCCCCCCATATACGTCTCCAGCAGTCATATCTTCATTCAACATTTGTTGATAAAGATTTGCGATGTTATTTTGATCATTGACAAAGGGTTTGCTCATGTTATTATTTAGCTAAATGATCAAAGTGGTGAATAAGTCAAAACATAAGCCGACTCCCGATGATGTCTATATTGGGCGTGGCTCTGTTTTAGGTAATCCTTATCATTCCAAAGAATCCGATCATCCTCAAGCTCTGTATAAAGTGGAAA